ATAGGCTTATTAAATAAAGCACGCACATCCTCTAACAATTCAGCCACTCTAATTAGATTAGGAATAATCTTTTTATCAGGTGTGTTATCTAAAGAATTTCTTTGAGCAATATCGCTATGAGTTAATTCTTGCAATGTAAAATGTTTTGTTAGTTTCATTTAAGCTTCATCTTCTCAACTGTTCTTAAAGTTCCCATACCTAATAGGCCAAGCAATACTGTTAAAAGAGTATCCATGTGAAAAGGCACAAGAATTGGTTGTCCGCCGAAGAGTATGATAAACCAATTGAGTAAGGGAAATATAACAAAGTGAAGTGCGAAAGCGATTGAGCATATCCAGCCCACGCTTGGTCGCCATCCTGATTTAAATACGCTATCTGATTGCGCTTCAATTGCATTTACCTTTATTTGCTCTAAAGCTATTTGAAAGTCTTGAGTTGTTAATAAGTTTTGTAATTGATCTTGAGCTTCAGCCCTTTTATTTTTATCAGGTATGACTTTATCTAAAACACTTCCAATAGTGCCAATTACTGTATCTAAAAGCGCCATTAAAATTCCTCTATATTAAATTTATACATATCACAAATTCTTTTAGCTATTCTATGAAACTTTAGCTCATGCTGATCAAAGTCGTTATGATTAGCTTTATACAATGCAACATGGATGCACTCATGCATCATAGTTTCAAATATTTTATTCCAGGTATCGCACATCTTATCTATTTCTATTCTCATAGGCTCTGTATGAAAGTAGCCCATAACTTCATTTGTATCTATTACGCTAAATGAAATCTTATGCGGCTGTGGCATAGTCATTTCATTAAATGGCGGTAATGATGCACATAACCTATATATCTTACGCAAGTTCTGCTTGGTCAGTAATTTGTTTGGCATAATCAGCTTCAGTATATTGAATGATTCCATTAGGTGAATAATAGTTATAAACGCCTTGATTCTCATCTTGAGTTTTTAAACTATGATGAGCTGGGCATAAACTTTGAAATAAATTTAATCTAAACTTATTACTATCTTGTCTATGTGGAAATACATGGTCAATATGAGCTGCTTGCACTACTCGACCTTCAAGTAAACAAGCCGCACATAACGGCTTCTTGCTTAATTGAATAGCTCTTTGTTTCTTCCAAAAGGCAGTTGAATATAATTTACTATTCTCTTTGCCTTTTTCTGTTATACCACCACCATGCTCATTGCAAAAAGTGGATCGGCTGGTTTTTAAATTCTTGCAACCTAATTCCCGACACTTATCATTAACGGGAGCGTATGGCATTAATCTAAAAAGGTAAGCTTATACATTGTAGCTTCTACAATACTTAATAAAGTATCAACCTCATTTTGTAGGCTTGTGTAAGGCCCAACAACGGCTCTATTAGCCACAATAAAATCTCTAATTGATGTTACTTCTTGGAGTGGATCAACTTTAGGTGGTTCATACATATTTGGATATTCTACAATTATTTGATATGCGCCTTGATATTGCTCAATAATTGAATCAACGGCATCAGGTAGCTTTTCGTAATAACTTTGTAAGGCCTTATGCTTTGCATAGGATTTAGTTTGTAAATGTAATAAATGGCCGTTAGTTGATGCATGTAATAGCTTTAAAAAGAATTCGCCAATAGTAACTTGTGGCACTTCTACAATAGCTTCGTTGATTGAATACACTTTTTTCATAATTTTACCTATTTAAGAAATATATGACGATTGTCATAATAATAACGCCGAGCAGTAATTCTATCATAATTTGCCCCCTAAAATTGTTAATGTTTGCTGTAAAAGTTCCGATTCTGATCCATACTTCTTTTCAAATGTTTTTTGACCTGCATGGAGCGCCACGCCGTAGCCACCATGTTGATGATGATTTGGACACAATGGAATCGCAAGCGACCAATGGCTTTTTTGACCAATTCCAGCGCCATGCCTAATATGGTGAATATGTGGTGCAGAATAGCCGAAACCAAGATTGCGACAAACAATGCAACCGATTTGAGATAGTTTGTCATAATGTTCTTTTTCATCTTTAGTCATTTAATTGATTAATAAATTTATCTAAACTATTGCTTCTTATTAAATCAGAGTTTTTAATTTCATAAAGACCAGCTTTAGTAGTAAAAGTAGTGCCGTCTGATCTAGTTCTTGTAGCGCCTTCAGGGTAAAAAATAGCTTTATCTTTAAATCCTTGTTTATCTATCCATCCACATATTGTTAATTCAATTGTCAATTTATTAATGCTAGCAAATATATAACGATCCACATTGTAATCTGATTGCATGGCTATAAGGTTATTTACATAATGATCTTGTGGATAAGTTTCTCTACCCATTGTTTTAATATCGTATGTTTTATTGTTATATGTAAAATCTATGCCACCATCAAATCCATCTTTAGATTCAATTAATGGCATGCCTAATAAATCCATAATAACAGATTGGCCTATAATGCCTATATATTGCTCTACTTTATTTCCGTCAGCCTTTCCTCTTTGGCCAAAATTAGTGGTTCTTAATATTGCTTTGCAATGATCTATAATGTTTCTATCTATTGGAATTGTAATCATTCCATTGACCACCCTAGCTGGGCAAAATAACTTTCAATATTTTGTATGTAAGATGTAAATTCCTCGACTGTAAGATCAGTCGTTGAGCGAACATAAGGAACTTGAACTCCGTTAATAGTTTTCTGTTCCGATAAGAAAAGATGTCCACAAAGTAAATGCACTTCCATTGGCAAGTATCCAGTAAAGTTGCTAATGCTCTTATAAAGCCTGCCCCATAAAAATTTATTGGCTTCGAGCGATCTGCCTTTGTCAGCCTTTTCTTTGATCGTAACTTGTGGTGTTTTTCCATCTTTGATTAGCTCTTCCAAATAAATCATTAGTTGAGGAAGGTTTTGTTTCGTTAGCATCCAATCTTTGTGCTTCATCTTTTAACACCTTTGCGTCATCATGTATTTTAAGTATCTTATTTCCATCCCATAATATATATCTATTTGCGCCATCCGCAAGATTGTAACGAGATATATAATAATTATTGCTTTCTATGCAAAAATTACTAACCTTTTTCCATTTATTTTGCATCTTGCTCAATTCCTTTAAAGATATGCTTAATAACTTCAACAGTCCATCCATTTCCAAGCATTTTATATCTTTGAGTGTTTGACACTCCTTCAGTATAGCCGTCAGGAACAGTTTGTAATCTTTCACATTCTAATGGAGTTAATTTTCTATAATACAAATTATCTTTAGTTAAAACATTATCTTTTTGAACAGTAGTAATTGTATTAGTTTTTCCGTCAGTTCTTATTTCTAACATTTGATTTGTTTTGCCAGCTACACTTTCTTTATGATCTGTTCTTTTACCATTTTCATCATAATAACGACCTCTGAAAGCTTCGCAAGCAACTTTTGGTTGTCTATGTCCACCTTCCATTGTAGTTAATGTAGGTGATTTTCCTTCTTCACTATAAATTCTTTTTATAGAATCATATCCTTTAATATCATTTGCTATTCCAACTTGTATTGGTTTATTTTTAATAAAAGTAGGTATTTGACCTTTCCACATAGAAGCAGTTAAACAATGAGATTTTTTATCATCAATAGATTTAACCATTTCACCTCTTGTTTTATCACCAAAAGTTCCTTTTAAATAATTTGGTTGTTCATTAAAAGGTAAATCTTCTAAAATATCTTTTAATAAAATTCCTTTATCTTGTGGTAAAACAATATTTGGTATATTAGTCCAATATAATCTATTTCTACTTTGAGCTGATAATAAAGAACTATTAATTAAAATAGGCTGAACACCAAGATAATTACTTATGACATCTTGACATTCTTTTTTCATTCTTACATTTTCAAGCAAAAAATATTTTGGATTAGTTTCTTTAAGCAATCTAACAAACTCAAAAAATAAAGCACTTCTTGGATCATCAAAATTTAATTGTTTTCCTGCAAAGCTAAATCCTTGACATGGGCTACCACCAATAAGCAAATCTATTTTAGGTAAATCACTTCCTTTAATTTTTGTAACATCGCCAATATGAATTGTTTTTGGATAATTTTTTTTAGCAATTTCAATAGCATATTTATCTATTTCAGCAGCATAATAATTATCTACTTTAAAACCTAATTGATTTAATGCTATTTGACCACATGACATTCCGTCAAACAAAGATAATACATTCATAATAGTTCCTTTTTTTATATTGTAATTTATTTAGCCGAAATAGCTTCTTTCGCAGTCTTTAAAGATATAGCAGGATAGTTTTTAGGATTAGCAATAATCCGATGCGCCCATGCTCTCATGTCTTTAAGCTTCTTATCCTCAATAGGCATCTTTTCATGGATCATGGCCAATAACTTATCTGCCTGGGCCTTGTTTTGCTGATTGTTTAATTTAGGTGCTTGGAGTTGAGCAAACTCAATTGGCTTTTCTCGACATAATTGTAATATGTCAAAAACTGTAGGCATAAATTTACTACCATCAACATGCTTATCAAAAGCTTTTGTAACCACGCTAAAATCATACTTTTCAAGCTTGGCAAACCAAACTCTAATTGTATCTATATCTAATGGCGGTCTTTGATAAAGAGTTGTCAAAGTATCCATCATAGATTTAAATCCTATCTTATCGTCTTGTGTCATTTATTGTCCTTTATTTAGCCATCATATATAAACCAACATTTCCTAATGCATAACCAAAATAGCAAATGCCCATACCACTATTACCAAGCCAAAACTGTTCAACACTTATATAGCTATATATAGCGCCTGTAATAATAATTAATATGTGGCTCAAAATGGCGGCTCGTCTGTTATTAAATCAAAAGGGTTTTCTTTTGGTTTTGGTGCTAGTCTTTGTATTTTATGATTTGGCCTGTGTAATACATAACAATCAGCTTCATGTTTTGTTCTAAATCGTATGATTGGCTCACCAAAATCATCAAATACAATATAGCGGAATAAAACTTCCATACAATTACTCATCGGATAAATGCCAATTCTAACATTAAAGACAATCCAAGAAGTAAGCCAAATAATCCACCAATCATTAATATTTTTATTGCAAAGTCTATAATTTTAATCATTGAACCCTTCCCATAAGAAATATAAGAATAGTGAAACAACCAAGAATATAACCACCCACAAAATAAAACCGACAATCTTAATGGCCAATAACAAATTTGCTACTGTCATATTTTTTCTCAATGCCGTTAATCGTTTTAGTATTTTTAACTCCAAGTTCGCTTATAACTAAATTATGTTTCTTGCCTTTTAAATCGCGCATCCATTCCAAGCTATCAGGCTCAAAAAAAGAAATCATTTTCCATACAAGATTATTGCCATTATCAAATTCTTCTATCAACCAAGCTTTAGTTTCCATATTGTCTTATCCTTTAAGTTTTTCTAATATAACTCTTGCATTTCTAACACAAGGTATAGCGTCATATCTTGGATCACCTTGCGTTAATCCTTCTACAATCCAATCTAAAGCTTCAACAAGCTGGCTTACATCTTGAGCTAACTGTTTACGATATTCAAGATCAACCTGGGCTTGTCGATGCACCTTTAAAAGCCATTCTTTAGTATTGGGTTCTTTATGCTTCATTTTGATTAATTAATCTAACATCCTTTAGTTTTCTAGTAATGCCATCAAATACAAAATCTACATTGCATTTATCAAATCGACTAGGATTAGAAAGAGCGCATAG